TGACATGAAAAGTGATTCATGGCTTAGTAAAAACACACGCCCACTTACTTTAATATTTTTAACAGTATCTATGGTATTATTGATATTTTCAGACAGTATAGGTGAAAGCTTTGATGTTGACTCAGGTTGGGTTGATCTTTTGAAGTCTTTACTTATAACAGTGTACGTAGCGTACTTTGGATCTAGAGGCGCTGAGAAGTTTAAATCAATAAGTAAATAAACACTAATATAAGTGATTAGTATATAGTAAATTAAATAATAATTAAATCAAATTAACATGAGTGAAAAAATAGAAAAAAAAGAATTAGAACAATTAACAGCACAGCAAACAACTAAAGTTAGACTGCTGTCAGATATTGGTGCTATTGAAGCACAAAAACACGAGCTGCTTCACGCGTTCGCGGAAGTTGTAGGTAAATCTAGAGAGTTAAATGAAACTCTAGAAGAAAAGTACGGTAAAATCAAAGTAAACCTTGAAGACGGATCTTACGAAGAAATCGTAGAAGAAGAAGTTGAAGAAGATGGCCAAGCTAATTAGAAAAATAAGTATAGGCGCAGATTACAAAAATGAAGCAATGCATTACTCCGTAGGTCAACAGGTTTACGGAGGTCATTGCATTTCTGATATATTGCACGATCAAAAAGATGGATCATATAATATATATATAGAAAAAAACAATGAAGTTATACCATGGAAAAAGTTTAATTCTAATATGGCTATATCAATTGAATATAATTTAGAGTACTAATGCAAAGTTTATATAGCTTCATTATACAACCAAAAAACGGTAGATATACAAATGAAGTAGAAGTTGGTGATAAAAAACTAATTGTAAACACAACAATGGACGATCACAAGTTTGTTAATCGAGTTGGCGTTGTAATGTCATTGCCTTTAATAGGTGATACAGATCTTAGTGTTGGCGACGAGGTTATAGTTCATCACAATGTGTTTAGGAGGTTTTATGACGTAAGAGGTGTTGAAAAAAACAGTGGATCGTATTTTAAAGAAGATATGTATTTTTGTTATTACGATCAAATATTTCTTTACAAACATAATAATCAGTGGAAAGCACCTGGTAATTTTTGTTTTGTTAAACCTATACTTAAAAAAGAAAAACAAATTATAAGCGACGAAAAAGAGCAAAAACGTATTGGTATACTAAAATACGGTAATAGCTCGTTAGAAGCGTTTAAAATACACGAGGGGGATCTAGTTGGATTTAGCCCTAGCAGCGAGTATGAGTTTATCATAGACGAAAACAGATTATACCGCATGCGCACTAATGATATTACAATTAAATATGAACACAAAGGAGACGAAGTTGAATATAATCCAAGCTGGGCAAAAGGCTGTGGACGAACTTATTAAGGTAGCTAAGGAACCTATTGTAGACTCAGGAGATGACATAACAGCTGATAGACTTAAAAACGCTGCGGCTACTAAAAAGCTAGCTATATTCGATGCGTTTGAAATACTAACTAGAATACAGCTTGAAGAAGAAATGTTAAACGAAAAGCCTAAAAAAGAAACTAAAGAAAAAACTTTTAAGGGCTTTGCTGAAGGTAGGTCAACATGAGTTACAAACAAACTCTAGTAAAAATACTAAAAGACCACGTAAAAGCCAAGGTATTAAAAAATAAAAATAAATACAAAAAGTGGGATTACGGATATAACAAAGAATACGATATGGTTGTTATATCTAAAACAGGTGAGATAGGTGAGGTATATGAAATACAAAACCTTAAAATAGCTTTACCAAAACCCGTAGATATAAAAAAATTTAAATCTAACGCTTGGCAGCATACCGAATATCCTAAAGATCTTCAAAGAATAAAATCTGTATTTGATTGGGAAGAATATCCTGAAGAATTTAAAGAACAATGGTATGATTACATCGATAATGAATTTACTTACAGAGAAAAAGGTTTTTGGTTTTACAATAAAAATGTTGCTACTTACCTTACTGGTACTCACTACATGTACTTGCAGTGGAGTAAAATTGATGTCGGTCAACCAGACTTTCGCGAGTCAAACAGATTATTCTACATCTTTTGGGAGGCATGTAAGGCCGATGTACGATCCTATGGATTGTGCTACCTTAAGAATAGACGATCTGGCTTTTCCTTTATGGCATCAGGCGAGGTGGTTAACTTGGCAACCATATCTAGCGATTCCCGATATGGCATTTTATCAAAGAGTGGACCTGATGCGAAAAAGATGTTCACAGATAAGGTGGTACCGATATCAGTTAATTACCCCTTCTTTTTTAAGCCAATACAGGACGGTATGGACAGGCCTAAGACCGAGCTTGCGTACAGAGTACCCGCGACGAAATACACGCGTAAAAAACTCGAGAACAATGAGACTCTTAAAGAACTCGATGGGCTCGACACCACGATCGACTGGAAGAATACAGGCGACAACTCGTATGACGGTGAGAAACTCAAACTACTCGTCCACGACGAAAGCGGTAAATGGGAAAAGCCAACGAACATACTCAACAACTGGCGTGTCACGAAAACCACGCTAAGATTAGGTAGTAGGATTATTGGAAAGTGTATGATGGGTTCAACAAGTAACTCATTAGATAAAGGTGGAGACAATTTTAAAAAGCTTTATTATGACTCAGATATTACACGAAGAAACCGCAATGGACAGACTAGCTCAGGATTATATTCTTTGTTCATACCTATGGAATGGAACTACGAAGGATATATTGATATGTATGGAGCACCTGTCTTCGACACTCCGAACAAACCGGTACTCAATGCATATGGCGACGAGATCGAGCAAGGAGTAATAGAGTACTGGGATAACGAAGTAGAAGGTTTAAAAAACGATCAAGATGGTTTAAACGAATTTTACAGACAGTTTCCACGTACAGAAAGTCATGCATTTAGAGACGAAGCAAAACAATCGCTTTTTAATCTAACTAAAATATACGAACAAATAGATTACAACGATGATATAACTAGGTCATCACTTGTTACGTTGGGTTCGTTTCAATGGAAAAACGGCGTTAAAGATACTACTGTAGAGTTTATGCCTAACAAGAACGGCAGGTTTAAAGTTAGTTGGGTACCTAAGCTAGAAATGCAAAACAGAATAAGACTTAAAAATGGTATTAAGTTTCCTGGTAATGAACACGTTGGAGCATTTGGTTGCGACAGCTACGATATATCAGGAACAGTTGACGGTATAGGATCTAACGGAGCATTACACGGACTTACTAAATATTCAATGGAAGAAGCACCTGCTAATAGCTTTTTTTTAGAATATGTTGCTAGACCACAAACCGCTGAAATATTTTTTGAAGATGTACTTATGGCTTGTGTTTTTTACGGAATGCCAATACTAGCAGAAAATAATAAACCAAGACTATTATACCATTTTAAAAGAAGAGGTTATAGAGGCTTTTCAATGAACAGGCCCGACAAAGTTTACAGTAAGTTATCTGTAACAGAAAAAGAAATAGGTGGTATACCTAACTCTTCACAAGACATGAAGCAGTCACACGCTGCGGCTATAGAATCTTATATAGAAAAACACGTAGGGTTTAATAGTAATGGCTGTGGTGATATGTATTTTAATAGAACATTAGAAGACTGGGCAAGGTTTGATATAAACAACCGAACTAAGTTTGATGCGTCAATAAGTTCAGGGCTTGCTGTAATGGCTTGCAACAAAAACCTTTATACCCCAATCCAAGAAAGACAAGTTAAAAGTATAAACCTTGGAATTAAAAGGTACGATAATAAAGGATCAAGATCTAAAATAATTTAAAATAAATGATTAATAAAGCTATAAAGAGTTCTTTTCCCAGCCAAGCGGTTAGTGATTTAGAGAAGATGAGTGCAGAGTACGGCGCTAAGGTTGGTAGAGCTATAGAGCATGAGTGGTTTAATACTAAAGATGGTTACGACGGTAAAAATGGATCAGGTAGATATTCAACGTCAAAACAATCATTTCACTCATTAAGACTATACGCTAGAGGAGAACAGTCTGTTAGAAAATATAAAGATGAATTATCTATTAATGGTGATTTATCTTATTTAAACTTAGACTGGAAACCAGTACCTATTATACCAAAGTTTGTTGACATTGTTGTTAACGGTATGGCAGATAGATCGTATAACATAAAAGCTTATTCGCAAGATCCAGCATCAATAAAAGAGCGTACAGACTATGTTACTAAGATAGCTGAAGACATGCAAGCAAAGCCATTTAATGATGCAGTGGCTGGTCAATTAGGTATAGATATATATCAAACAGATCAAAGCAAACTACCTGAGTCTACAGAAGAATTAGAGCTACACATGCAGTTAGACTATAAGCAGTCTGTAGAAATAGCAGAAGAAGAAGCTATTAATAGTATTTTTGATAAAAACAAATACGAACTTGTATCTAGGCGTATAAACAATGATTTAACTGTTATAGGTATTGGTGCCGCTAAAAGTTCTTTTAATAAAGCAGAAGGTATTAAAGTGGAATATGTAGATCCAGCTGATCTTGTATATTCTAACACAGACTCACCTTACTTTGATGACATATATTATGTAGGTGAAGTAAAAGAAATATATTTAAACGAACTTAAAAAAGAGTTTCCAAACCTTACAGACGAACAGCTAGAGTCTTATAAAGGCTACAACTCTTCTTATAGTAATACTGCTTATAACTCTAAAGCTGACGAAGACAATACAGCGACAGTATTATACTTTGAGTATAAAACATATGCTAATCAAGTTCACAAAATTAAAAAGACTTCTACAGGCGGCAGTAAAGCTATAGAGAAAAACGATACGTTTAATCCTCCGGCATCAGATGACTTTGAAAAAGTAGACAGAGCTATTGAGGTTATTTATGAAGGTGCTAAAGTAATTGGTAGTAAAGAGCTTTTAAAGTGGGAACTTAAAAAGAATATGATACGACCAAAAGCAGATACAACAAAAGCTCAAATGAGTTATGCTATCTGTGCACCGCGTATGTATGAAGGTCGTATTGAAAGTCTAGTAAGTCGTATGACTAACTTTGCTGATATGATTCAGCTTACGCATTTAAAGCTACAGCAAGTGTTGTCTA